TCGTTTTCAATAAGCACCCATACTTCATTCTGTTCGGACGGGAACAAACTATCTTCTGGGAATAATGTCTCTGCCGGAAATAATGAATCATACCCTTTGCTGTAAAAAGATAGCTTAAATTTTCTTGCATCAGATGGAGTAACATTGTCGCTGACTAATACTTTTTTGAATTCATCAGATATATTAATCATCGTTTCCCTCCAGTCTTTTCAATCTGCTATCCAAATACTGAAAGCAGGCAATCAAAATTCCAATAAAATGCATATATGGGATTCCATAATAACCTGTTTTTGGATCAACATCGTACAACGGCCAGTCAAGGTTATTTTCCATCAAAACTGTTTCAACCTCCTGTGCAATCAGTCCGATTGCTTCATCTCCGGACGATTTGAACTGATATTTCACTGGTCTTAACGCGTCAACCACTTTCATTGCTATTTCTGGCGGAATATCCCGTATATTCTTCTTTAAACGTCTGTCAGAATAATACGTAAACTTCGAACATTGCAAATAACTGAATTCCCCTCTGGTTGCATTAACATACGTGCATTCCTCTATGGATTTTACACTTAATACACCAAGGTTCAACTCTCCTGTGGCCGTTACTTTACTAGCTTTTATATCGGAACCAGTGATCGTGGAACCTTTAATTGTTGCACCAGATACAGTGCCACCGCTTATCGTATTACCAGTAATCGTTGCGCCGGTAATCGTTCCACCACTAATTGTTGAACCTGTGATGGTTCCAGAAAAAGTTCCGTTCGTAGCTTTGATATTCTGGCAAGTCAAAGTGCCATCCGAAGTCATGTTGGAATATGTGGAATTCCAAGAAAAGCGATTGCCTTGGATATTAACTCCGCCACTTTCCACGGAAATTTCCGAAGAAACACTTCCCTTGCTAACTTTTAGCTTGATTGCATCCGCATTCTGTGTAATTTGTGACTGCATCTGATTTGCAGAATCGGCGACTTGTGTTTTTAAAGATTCTGCTGTCAACGTAATTTGCGATGAAAGTTTATTTTCTGACTCTGTCGCTCTTGTCACTTCTGCGGATATCTGATCCGCGGTAACTTTAAATTGTGCTTCTGTTTTCTCTCCTAAATCCGTTACTTTCGCAGAAACCTCTTCGATATTTCGCGTAATAACTGCTGTCTTACCAAGGAGCTGGATAATCTGCTTATGGACTCCAAATACTTCTTCTCTGGTCTGATCTCCTGTTGCCTCGTATGTGTCCATCATAGCTTGGCATCCACTCATGGTTCGTTTCATGCAAAATGTTTCTATGATGTCAGTTTGAGTGACAGCTTGAAGATAGTCTCCTACCTCAATCCAGGGCATCGCATAACACTCGATATTTGCCGGGCGATACGTTCTCCCAGAAATATATGGTAATAGTGTTTGAGCGATGTTTATCATTTCCGCAGCGCTTTTCCCGTATACCAAAAAATTCCCTTCGATGGTATAAACAGAATCACTTGTTCCTACGCTGGAACCAATATCGCCTTCTTCCTGTCGAATCGTCAACCCTGTGATGCCATCGATCATGTAATCTTCATACTCCAATGGCTGTTTGTAGTAGTTGATATGTTCAACTGCTCGATCATCACTACCTTTTTCCGATGGATACAATTCATCCTCTGGATAAAGAGATTCTGACGGATACAATCCAGTTTGTTGCAACTGAATATACTTCAAGGCTCCGGTTCTATCCATATGCCCAAAGCATCCATTCAACTGGCAAACTGCCTTTAAGACTTCTAGCCCAGAGATTTGTTCCGGTTCAATGGTCTTTTCAATTTTTAACGAATCAAATGGTAGCGAAATCTGAATCTGACTAATTCCAATGTACTCACATAAGGAATTTCGAAATTCAAACAATGTCATTGGGAACGTCAGTTCATTGTACCATAGAGCCACATCCACATCGAATAAGCGCATATTGTCATACGCTGTAATCTTCCGTTTCCTGCGATCGGATTGTCTTGTGTATGATTCTACGGTATATACACCAAGAATCATTTCATATCCGCCGCATTCTACGCTCAGGGTAAAAGTCCGTCCAGTCAGATCCTCGATAACATCTGCAACCACAATTTCCATGCTGGATGCTTCACAAGCGCCAAATTCCAATTCATCCGAATCACAAAGAGCTTCTGTGATAGTCAACGACTCACTCTCGATCCGATTGTTTTCAATTGTTACCCAGGGAATGCCATTCTCAGCCGGAAATAGTGTATCTTCCGGAAATAACGTCTCATAAGGGTACAATGTATCAGCAGTCTCATCATAAAACGTTAGTTTAAATTTTTTTTGCGTTTCTACACTGGTATTCCCGGAACGATATAGGTCTTTGATTTTTTCTGGCATATCAAGCATATCTACACCCCCTATCTTGCCGCGCCGTACTCAATAAACGCAACTCTGGTAGGATTGTACAGAATATCGTTTCTCTCACGATATACCATATAAGGCTCAAACTCAATGTCTGGCATATACATTTCCCCGGTACAATAGCTCATTGTCCAGTCATTCCAGTATTCTACTGTCATCTTCTGCCTATCCGCTGGAAGAATGGATTTAATTACTGCCATATCAGCCAGTCGTACAGGTTTAATGTCAAATTCTATCTTGGTTGCTTTCGCCGGAAGTACATTCCTGTGGAAAACTCCGTCATTATCGGTATAATCGTCTAGGTCTGTCTCTTGATCTGGCGTACACTTATAAGAACCGGCATGGATATATTTGTTGGGAAATTCCACGCCATTCACTTTCAGCAACCATCCCTCAAATCCATGCATAAAATCTACCTCCATAAATATTCGAGGTTAGCGGCCAACACATATTCGCTGGTCGGTTTCCAAAGCAGGCGGATAAACCTTATTCTGCATGATACAATCATATCATGGTTTTATAAGTCTTAAAAACTCACATACAGTAACTAGACAATGTGTGTAATATGCATAAAGATATACTCTCTAATGTTTCCAGACATAAAATGGGACAGTTCCCAATTGATCCGGATTCGCGGTCCGCGCGTCCTGGTCTTAGAACCAAATTTTGTCTTGAAGTATCTATCAATCATCTCTTTGTACATTTCCAAGTCATAAACATTGTACTGCAACAATCTTCCAGTCGGATTGAGGTACTGCTTGATAATCTGCTTGTAGGCTTTATCGCTAAGGATTCTATGAGGGCTTCCAACATATTGCTGGTACTTGTCGTAGAAATACAGGATGATTTTAACAAGCTCTTTCTTTCGGTTATCATTGTCTGTCTTTCCAATCATGAAGTATGGAATCTTTTCCGAGATGTATGCCCGGAGCTGTTCGTTGGTGTATTTGGTATGAGGACAAGTACACTGCCCCGTTACACCCCTATTGGAAATATAATCAGTTTCTCTCCTACTCTGAAATTGAGTAGTATACTTTCTCTTTTTGACATCTTTTTGTGTCAAAGTATACGTTTTCTCTATATTGAGATCTTTATCGCGATCCCGGTAGGAATCTCTATCCGTCGTATAAGTGAAGTTAGTCTCTGTTGTAGTCTCTGGTAATGGTTGGGTCAAATTGACCTTTCCATTGGTGCAAATTGATCTCTCCATTTTCTCATCTTTTCGATCAATTTCAGAGGACTGAACCGGCTGATCTGCTTTAGTTGGAATCGATGGTTTCTCCAATTTTTCCAGTGCCTTATAATTTATGGAATACCACAGAGTCTTGTCGTTTTTCATCCGGTTAAAATTAGCAACCAGAATAAGCCCTTTCTTTTTCAGTGACTCGAACGCACGTTTTACTGTTGCCACTGAATAGAACGGGAAATTTGTTTTCTGCCAATTCTCGATGGAATTATACACCCACTTTTTACCGCGGATTATATGTTCTGTTTTCTCCAGCCAATAATGTAGCTGCTGTAAAATCAACGCCTCTTTCACTCCGATCTTACATGCCAGCGACGGCGAAAGTAACAATGGATATTCGTTTAATAACAAGCCCATAAATTTTCCTCCTCTTTTTCTATTATGGTAAAAATCAGATTCCCAGATCGGGAACCATATATCACGAATCATGATGTATTTCTCTAATTATAAGTAATTTCGTATTTCCAGCGCAAGTAAAAAATTTCCTATTTTTTTCTACTTGACTTTTTAATGCAAATTACTTATAATGACATCAATAACAATCCTATAATTTTTCCATCAAAAGTCCGGGTGTGAGGCGATCGCATTCCGGGCTTTTGGTATATCATGACATAAAGAAAGCCCCGGCCAATAATGACCAGGGCTGTTTTAATCTATGAAATTATTTATCTGCGCGTCCAGTAATATGTACTTTTACATCGTCATAAGTTCCTGATGTTGAGTACATTTCAGCTGTATAAGATTCTCCAGCCTGTAAACTAGCGCTTGCACCCATATAGACACGATAAAGATCTATCGGTTCTCCGTTTTTATAAAATACAGCAATCGCTTCTGGAAAATCAATTTTAACAGAACCATTGTTCGTTGCTGCAACTATGGCTTTTTTGCTCTTCTTGATAACATTGGTTGAAATGTTCTGGAAAACAGGTTGCCAATATTTTGTCTGCGTTACTTTTACTGTTGAATCAAACTCAGCTACATCTGGCGAATCAGAACAAATACTATACATGAAAAACGTAGTACCTGCCGGAATATCACATTCACTTAAGCTATCGGCGCTTACTGTCGAACCAACATGATTTTTTCCAACCTCGTTGATGGAAATATCTATAGTAAGAGCGCTATTATTGGTGATTTCGTACAGATGATATGTCGTATAATCATTTCCAAAAATCCAGTCAGAAATCATCAGATCCTTTGTGACTGAATCCGCCGAATACGTGATATGGGACCGGTTCTGAGTCTTGATTAACGCTCCATCAGCTCCAACACGCTGTCCATCCGGTGCTACTCCATTCGACAGCATATAGCCATCAGCTCCGAAGTAATAGTATTTTCCCTTGATTTCTTTCCAGGTATTCGTAGGATAGGAACCATCGTCCTCTTGATACCACCATCCCTTATCATCCTGTTTCCAAGAACCGGCAAATGCTGTTGATGCCATACTCAATGAAAGAGCTGCTGCTAATACTAAAACTTTTAATTTTCTCATGCTGTACACCTCCCTACAATTTATAGCTATTGAAGTCCGTAAATTTCATATAAGTCATAATCTGAAAAACCTGAATAATTTTCAACTTCAAAAGGAAGAGTCTGCCCACTCGCTATTTCCATGACAGGGCTTGTGTATCCTCCGACCAATTTACCATCTTTTTTAAATATAATATCAACTCCGCCGAAATCTAAATCAACAGTACTATTGTTAGTAATTTCTCCTGTATAACTTCTGGTATTACTATTGATATTTTCTGAAACATTAGTAATTGCCAGTTGATCTTGACGTATGATGTCAGAGCCTTCTTGATACATATAATCATCTTTTCCATTTTTAACAGAAATATCTACTTGAGTCCCCGGTTCTCCTTCATATGTAAGATAATTTCCATACACTACTGTATCTTGTGCTGCTATTCCTCTAAACGTAGCTTCATCAGTAGTTAAAATTTTACCGTCATCAGATTTTACGGTTACGACAATCGAAGGATACTCAATCGCATATTTTTCATTCGGATTGTAAATTTCAGCTGCATAATAAACTAAGACAGTATTTCCAGACTGATAAAATGAATATCCGCTATCTTTTAGTTCAATCTGTTCTCCGTCTTGAGCTCTTCCAGAGTGTCCACCAGGGGCAGAAAAACTGCTATAATCAGTTTCTGTTTGGACTAAAGTAATCGTACTTTCTTGTCCCTGTATAGACATCTTATATGAAATCTTTCCGTCTTTATATGAAAATGTTTTCGTATCATCTTGTGATGATAATAATGCAGAATCTGTTTTAATTCTATCATTTTGAGATTCCCATCTGTATTCCTTGGAATCATCGGTTGGTGCATCATACGAACCAGCCCAATACAGGCTATGGGAATTACCGCCATCGGTTATCCAGTAAATCTCTATAACGCCATCTTTGATAAATCCGGCTTGATATGTGTCTTTCTCTCCCTCTTTTCCAGACTGAACCCAATTTCCAGTAAGATCTAATGGTTCCACTTTTTCGGTTTCCGCCACAACGCTTGAACTATTATTTCCGCCACAAGCAGAAAGAGAGATTGCATTTAATAACATTACTCCTGCAACTCCCAATAATGATATTTTTCTCATTGTATACCTCCCCATGTTTTTCTTACATTATACCATCCGACATGGAATCCGTCATTTGGAAAACTTGACAAAAAACAAAAAAATTCTTGTTGACTTTTTCTGTTAGAGTTCCGTATAATTTAATTGTGCATTTAGCATAACCCCTAATAAATCAAGTTTTCATTTTTTTGATCCTTTCAAAATGAGCCTCGGAGTAAAAACCGAGGCTTGTTTTGTTTTTTAAGCCCCAGCCAAGAACGACCGAGGCATTCTTTTACTGAATGAGAGAACGAATATCACTGATTTTTAAGTTTTTCTCTTCCATCAGGTCTAAGAGGGATGCAAGCTCCGCGTCTCTCTTCTCTTCCTGCGCCTTTTTCAGATCAGCTTTTAATTTCTCTAATTCTGCTTTTTTCTTCTCAATCTGGTTTTTCAGCTTCTCAATTTCCGTGTCAAAGTTTTTCTGTCTTGCCATGATACAATCCTCCAGTTTTTCTTTTGAGTATACCACGGCAGAGTAGAAAATTGAAGCAGAAGTTTGTTTCCAGGCTACAGCGCCATAACCTGTTGAGCATTGGCGTTCCGGATCTCTTCTTCCAGAAAATACGGCGGCTGGTACGAATTGATGATATCGATCGCTTTATCACACTGACTCCGCTTAATGCTCTTATACGAACGCACTCCAAAATTATATTTCAGATTCGAATATAGGTTGCTGTATAATTTCTGTCGTAACCCTTTGTTCCTATACGCGCTGGAATTGATTCCGCCCAAAACCTCGACGCCCTTTTTCTTGGTCGCTGTCGTGATCCGCTCCGCCTCGATCGGGAGAATTGGAAGATCCGCTTTGATAGCTTCCACATCAGACTGAATCGTATCGATCTTTCGTTCCAATTCCACATTTCCTCTCGCAAGAAGCTGAATCTGCTCTGGGATCGTCAGCGGAATGCCATACGAACCGGTTCTACGGATGCTTGGAAGCACCTCCGATGTTACCCAGCGTTTGAAACGTTTTGCAGAATCCAGTTTGCTGCCGAAGATTAAAGCATATAAGCCGGATTCGTTAATAAGTGCCGTCTGAGTTTTTACCACATTCCCATTTTGGGAATCTGATTCAATAACCTTTAAAACTCTATCTTCATCTCCGACATGAACAGAAACCGCCTTGCTTGCATTCGAGTAACCAAGCGCCTCTGCCACATCCTTGCCGACAAACCACGGTTCTCCATTAATAGTCACTGTCCGGATGTCTCCGAATTCTTCGCTGTTGAAAATTTGCATTTCTTCCATCAGTCCTTGTTCTCCTCCACATCATCATAAATATCCTTCACAATAATGTGAATGTAGCGTAATACCTGCGGATTATTGATTTTCTCCAGCATTTTTACAATGTTTTCTTTGTAATCCATTTTAACTTACCTTTCTTTCCTAAATCTAGTATTGAATTTTTCCTTTGGAAATGATAAGATAAGTAGTGTAAGATTTACTTACATTATCACTTCCACATGGAAGGGCGGATAGAGTAATTGCGGACGGTCAATCTGGTAATTACTCTATTTTTTTTATTCCTCTTCGCTCAATTCTTTATCAACGATTTCTTCAAACCATTTAACCTTTGTTTTTCCTTCCAATTGAAGTTTTTTCTCCAAAGCTTCTATTTTTTCTTTTTTTAAAGAAACATTAAATTGTTTGAAAACTTTTCTGCGTTCTTTAAAGTATTCAGCGCGTCCCTGCTTAGCAACCATTATCAATCCCCCTTTCTTTGTTGCTAACAATAGTAATTATATGCTTGTTGTTAGCAACAGTCAACCCCTAAATTAAAAAATCCCCCAGAAATTTTCCCAGGGGATCTTTTTGATACTAGAACGACACGCCTAACTGTTTACCAGTCCGCTTCCGATACGAAGTGGCCGCTTTCTTATATTTGCTCTGAAAAGCATTGTCATCAAAGACAAGACCTTTACTATTCATTTCTTCCAAAATCTGATTCTGTTCACGTATCGTGCTTTGCAACTGCCGCATCTGATACATGTACTCTGCCATTTTTACGTCCATCTCTCCCTGCATATTCAAGGAGAGAGCATCCATGTCAAGAGATGCAGATTTGAGATTCGGTTTTTTCGGCAAGTCAAAGTTTACCGTTGGAGTCTGCAAGGCGAAATTCTTGTTTATGCCTTTTGCCCATCCTTTTACCGCATCATATGTGGAATCAGCGTTATCCGTAATTCCAAGATTGAATCCTTCGACGAAATACGCGCCAACTTTTTTCATGACCTTAGATGGGGATGCAACTCCACCTTCTTTTTCTGTTTGGCCAACTACAATAGATGCCAAATTCCTAGCGGCTGCTCCAATACTTCCCAATAATCCATTGTTTTTAAGACCCCTAAGAAATCCTTCTAGCATGAACTTTCCGACGCTTTCCATGCTATTGCCCTCTTCGTTACTAGCCGAATTCGCACTGTCATGAACAGTCCTGGGCAAATCCTTAGATGCATCCGATAACTGCCCTTTGAGCCCTTCATCTTTAATACCTTCAATCAGGTTCTGATCTACATCCAGGCCTAATTGTTTCAGTTTATTAACCAACGGTCCGCGCTCACTAGATTCTGCCTTATCAATTTGCTGTAACAGGTTAATGGCAGTTGTTTGTGTCTCTGATTCCTTGCCTGCAATCGCTTTAATCAATTCATCAGGCACATCCAGACCAAGACCATTAAACAGATTAATCAACTCTGGCTGTTTCAGTTGAACACCATTATTTACCTCCGTCAGCAGACCAATCACCGTGCTTTGAACTCCAGCATTCTGACTGGCGAGGTTTGTAATCAAATCTGACGGAAGTGTGATTCCCAAACTCTTGAACAAACTTTCAAGCTGTGGCTGTGTCGCCTGTACACCAGAAGAAATATTTGCCAACAGTGTTGTTACACTCAACTGAACTTCTGGGGACTTATTGGCAAGAACTCCGATAAACTCATCAGTCATTTGCGGAGCAATCTGTCCAAACAAAGTTTTCAGTTCTTCCGCTGATAACTGTGTCTGCTCCATCATCTTAGAGAACATCCCCTCAATAGCCGTGACTGAAATACTGTCGCTGGTTGCAATTTTCTGGGCGAAATCATCGGTAATCGTGATACCAAGATTCTGGAACTCTGTTTTGAGCCCTTCAATACCAGTTTGAATGGTTTGATTGTTTGTTGCTACTCCTGTAGCCGCGTTTTGATAGGCGGTACTGAAATATTCGATATCTCCATTAACATCTGACAACGCTTGTCTGGTATTTCCCAGTGTTTCCGTTGCTTGGTTAAACGCATCATTTGCTGCCTGGTATTCAGCGTCAATTTTTCTCCATTCTACACCGAACGGATCGTAGGTGGTTGTCATACTACCCTCTCCACCAATTCTGCCAGCTTCTGCCTTTTTCTTATATTCATCAATTTTCTTTTGCGACTCCAAAAGTTTCTTCCTGGCTTCTGTCTGGGCATCAACCGCATCCGCAACTGCTTTTTCGCCCTTAATCTGCTTTTCATAAGACTCTTCCAAAGAACTCATAGCAGCTTTAGCTTGTGCTAACTCTTTCTGCTTATCAATGGTTTTTTGAAGTTCATCACGGTTGACTTCCAAAAGACCTGTTTCCCCGTTAAAGTACTGCTCCAGTTCCGGGTACATCTGAACCAGATCCTTGCTATACTGTTTCATTAAAGAGATGTCTTCTGCGGTCGGGTTAGCCTTGCTATGAAGTGCTTCGTACTTATCTGCCATATCTTCTGCCATTTTGGCTTGTGCTTCTCCGGCAGTTCCAAAATCATCCTTCATCTTTTGCGTGGAATCTCTCAGATCCTCGATACGCTGATTGATGTCTTTTTGGCGGGAATCGAAATTGTTTACCCATTCATCGAGTTCTGGTGTTTCCGATAATCCTTTAAGAAAACCACTCCACAAAGAAACAATACCTGTAATCGCTGCCACTGCTAATCCGGCTGGTCCGAACGCTGTATAAAGCGCAGCACTTGCCAATCCAGCAGCAGTTATAATAGCCATGATGTTTGTGGTCAGATTTCCTGTTCCTGTTGCCAAATTTTCAGCTGCATTATATAAAGTGAAAAATTCTCCGGCGACGGCTCCAATACCTAGTGCATATTGAGCAAAAGTAGACAATTGACTTCCAATTGCTTGTAATGTTGTTGGTAATGCGCCAAGCCAATTTCCACTCTGTACGGAATCTCTAAATGTAGTAAATGCAGTTCTAAGCAAAACCACAACTTTTTCAGCTTTCGGCGCTGCTTCTTTTAACGCCACAATGGCATCCGTACTACCTCCTAAAGCCGTTATAAACAGTTTCGCTTTTCCAACACTATTTCCTAAAGCATTCGCAAATTTCTGAATGTTTCCGGTTTTCAACATCGCCGTTACACCAACCAATGTGAGCAACGCCGTCTGTAATGGTGCTGTTTCAAATGTTCCTTTGTAAAGGTTAAAAGCTGCGTTAATTCCGTTCCAAATTGCCTTTCCGACACTTGCTAGGATTTTGGCATAATCAATACTATTGAGGAATTTTCCGATCTGCTGACCGATCATCTCCCATTTGATTTTTGACAGTGCCTCATTAATTGCTGTCAATAAGCCAAGCGCCCACGTGCTAATCGTATGCCCTAATAATCCAAAATCAAAAGTGGAAAAAAACTGGTTTACGCCTGCCGCTATGGAAGCACCAAAGTTTTTCCAGTCAAATGTAGTTCCGAATGAATCAAGGAAATGCAGTGCTGTATTCAGCGCTCCGGCAATCGTTCGACCTAATGCCCCGAACAAATCTGGAGAAATCAGACCGTTCAAAAAATTTGCCAAACCTTTACCGAAATTCTCCGCGGTCTGATAAACGCTATCCCAATCAATTCCGTTCATAGCATTTGTCAGTGTGGTTCCAATATATTTTCCCAGTTCGTACAGAGAATCAATTTCACTCTTGTATTTCTCCAGAATAGAATCTCTCCGCACCAGTTTGGCATCTGCACCATTAGCGTTTCCGCCACCAGCACCACCGCCACCGCCTTTACCGCCGGATCCGGAACCATCATCTGATGTCATATTATTAACTTCATGCCATGCGGCAATATAGCGGTTCAATTTCTTCGCATTATCCGCAGCCTTGCCGGTTCCATCCGCCATATCCTCTGCACCTGCACCAGCCGCATCGAAATCATTCGCCAGTCCTCCGGCATCAATTTCTATTGTCCAGCCGAAGATCGCGCCAAGCGCATTTGCCACCGTTTTTGCAAAAGCAATTACCGATTTCATGACACTATTCAATGCTGTAATAAATGGCTTGAATGCATTAACTAAAACGCCACCGACAATTCCGCCTAATTGCTGGAATTGCTGTACTAAAATTCGCGTCTGATTGGCCCACGTACCGCTAGTACGTGCAAAGTCTCCTTGCGCGATGGCCGTATTAGCCATGACATACTGATAACGTAGCATCGTCTTTTGTGCTTGTGTCATCGAAGATATGTTAGCATCAAGTCCGTTTTTCAACGCATATTCTTTTAAGGTCGTTTGGGTTAAGTCTAAGCCGTACTTACGCAGCGGCTCTGTCTCTCCTGAGAATACAGCTTGTAAACTTCTCGCAACCTCTTTCTGTGACACATTGTAGAAAGAAGCCATATCCGCTGCCAGCTTAGTCAGTTCGATGGACATATCAGACATCTTACCTTGTGCAAATCCCATCGCCATTCCCATTGCCTGGAAACGACCAGAAATTTGTTTCGCAGTCAACTCAGACATGCCGAAGTCCTGGATAGAATGCTGAGTCAGTTCATCAACCTTGCTTGCGTAATCGCCGAATGCGTTATCTACAACGTTCTGAACCTCTGTTAGGTCTGAAGAAATATCGACCGCTTTCTTAAACCCTTGTAATGCCCTAAGCAACATCCAATAAGTCGCATAGAATTTTCCAATCGCACCGGCCAGACCAGAGAAGGATTTCTTAGCCTTGCTAGATGCACTTGGCAATGACAACAAGCCTTTTGACAGATTTCGAGAACTGTTTCCAGCCTTATTACCTGCATTTGCCAAATTTGCCAGAGCCTGTGTCATTTCAAGCACATTTTTGCTGACTTTCGGTGCGGTTGACAATGTTGTCAGCATCTCCTTCAGTGCTTTTGCCAGACTGGTAATATTTCCACTGGCAGCTCTGGTAGCCGTTACTGTTCCAAGCTTTGAAATTCCATTAGCAAGTTCAGTCAATCCCTGTACATCAAACCCACTAAAATCCAATCCCTTTAATTCTGAGGACAGATTTTTGATAGGTGCAATCAGTGCTGGAATATTGGCTGCCGCTTGAGTGACTGTCTTTCTGCCAAGCGTTCCGATCGCCGTCGCGATGTTTCTGATTCCAGTATCATCAAACTGGATTCCATTCAGCATTGCCAAATTGGATGCTAATTGCTGGATCCCGGCTGACGTCTGCCCGATCTCCTGCATTCCAGCCGCGGACGAAATACCATTGGTGGCATTTGCCCCCTGCGCTGACATTCCACTGAGCATGGAAGTGATTCGCTGAATCGTGCTTTCCATCGACGTCAGAGAAGTGATTTCATTTTTCACAGACGCAGAAACGACGCTGCCCTCTTGCTGAAATGCTTTGGTTTTCTCTTTTACTGCACTCGTTACTTCAGAAACTGTAGCTTTGAGATTTCCAAGCTCGGAACTTATTGTATTTTTTCCACCCGCTTGACTAGACAAATCAATACCTTTCATAGTATTTTGAAGCTCTGTTGCGGATCCTGATAACTTTGTAAATGTAGATGATAAATTCGTCAGCTTACGAATATCAATCATATTCACACTGGATGCCAGTTTCTCCAGCGCATTTGACATTCGCTCAATTGATGCGTCCGCTCCCCCTACATCACTGGCTATTTCCAATAATAAAGAATCTATAACATTATCTGCTGCCATTTCTACCTCCATTTGTTTGAGGTCAACAGTTACATTTCATTTCATGTACCGGTAATAAAAAAAGCGGACAAACATTACTGTTCATCCGCCTCTTTCTTTTTATAGCTTCGCGCCATGAAATCCAATTGAAGTAAATATTTCTCCTGCATATCTGCCAATTGTTCCTCATTCAGATTTGAAACATCAACAGGTTTGTTTTGCTCCAATGGATTTTTGGGGTATTTGGCTTTTTTAGAAAAAGCCGCCGCAATGGCATTCATGGTATATGCTCCAATTAGCCACGCTTGATATTCAGTTCTTTCCCACTCGTTTTTGCGACGTTTCCAATATGCATCAATATGCCGTTTAACTGCACCAAATGTCATATGGAAAGCATCTTTTTCGGATAAACCACATTCCAAAGCCGATGGGATTAACTCATTGAGAATTAATTCTCTGAAAGTTTTTTGACTTTGGATGTTGCCCGTCTCTGCGCCCGATTCGGTTTCGGTTCGCTCGATTCTTCCGTGTTCATAGCCTGACTCATGATCTTGTTCAGACCGGTTCGAACGAAAAAATCATCTTCCGCCATCTGATTAAGGCAAATTGTGAATAAATCATAAAAATTTCCAGTACCATCCTCGGAGTGCTCTTGGATATACTGCTTTGCAATTTTCTTGGCGTCATGTATGGAGGATACGGTTCCATCTCCATCCATTCCATGATACTCCTGCAATCCAGCATAAAGCATCAAAATTGCAGTCTGAGGCAATTTCGAAATCTCATTTTTAATTCCTTGCACAGATTCTTTAATCACTTTTTTTCGTGAATCCGGATCGAGTTCTGCAAGAGCATCATCAGCCAAATACGCAGAACCGGAGACTCCGCCCAAAAACTCGATTAATCTATCGATGCAATCGGAACACAAAGAAGCCTCCAGAGTGTATTCAAGATGATAATCCTTACCACCAATAGTTAATGTCTTGTACATAATCAAGATACCTCCCTATCCTTGATTTTATGATCTACACATCTTCTCCATCTGTTGTCGGTTTAATCGCTGTCAACATACCTTTATACTCATCGATTGCCAGAGACAGCTCTGCTACCAGCAATTCATTCTGATCAACCGCAGGCATCGGGATTTTACCGCCCGGCTGAGCAACAATAAAGAATGCCTTAGTAAGATTCGGACTCCAAACAGTAAACCAGGTTCTCTTGTTGGCTGCCAGTCCTTCTGCCGCATCTTCCAACATTTTCTGGTAAATCGTTTCTGTTTCGTTTGTCAAGTTGAACGAAATTGTCCAGTCTCCGCCGGTATCCTGTCTGCCTGCAACATTTCTTGTCTGCTCATCTTCGATGGCAGATGCATCAATTGTCTCTGTACTCAAAGAAATCTCTCCGATAGAGTTACATCTTTGCAGCCATGTATACGCAGTCGGAGCTACACCAGGCGTTGTTTCTACGGCATAACCAGCTCTCATTTTAAGGGTAGAAATACCAGGAATATTTGCTATTGCCATTTAATCTCCTTTCCACCTCATTAATTGTTAGAGGTTAGCGATCACTTCATTTTCAGTGACCGGATTTTTTTTATTTTGTAAACTGTTTCTTTGTTTGATCAATCCATGTTGCCGATGCACCAGATACCATTCCGATCGCGACGGCATTCAGAATATCAGTTGCCGGATAGTTTGGCATGACATACATTCCGACTATTCCCAATATGCCACCAATGGCAGCTACGATAACAGTAATCCACTTATTGTCAATTCCGGATGCCTTAACACCAAGTCCGATGAAATAGCAAATCGCCACAATGGCAGCTACACTAGCAATTCCAAAATCCATTGTCCTACCTCCTTTCCGTTTAATTGCACGAAAAAAGAGCATTAACATTAATGCCCTTATTCCCTTATACTATTTTAACTTATGTTGTTGTTTTGTAAAAAGTCACATTAAAAGGATTCTCCGCAATAAAGCCTATTGTAACGACTGACAACGCGAACAACCGTCTTGTCCGAACCCTCTATCTGTTCTGGTCCGTATGTTCTCCTAAATCCCATTTCCGTCATAGCTTGATGACTGATATTGTCAATTTCATACGCTTTACTTAATGCCTTTTGCCCTTTAGCATAAGAATCCACTTGAAATGCCGGAATGATTGCCGATTCATTTCCATCTAAATCCCATTTATTCCCAGGTGCACCCATCATATAGATAGTAGAATATGGATATTTGTTTGGAATGGCACTCTTTTGCATAGAGCATGTAATGCCCTTTATGCTCTGCATATTTGATAACCATTTTTCAAAAACATCAAGAACAGGATTTTTTACTGTTACCATTAAATTCCACCTCCGAACACTTCCTTGGCAATTTCATGTATTTTCTGTATAATCTCTACACTGGCTTTATACATTGGCATCGTTGCTTCCGTACCGAAGGATCTAACACTTTCTCCGGTATCAGCTGTATAAAACCATGAATCGTTTTTTCCGTTTCCTTTTCCGTAAGAACCGATTGTATAACCCATTTCCGCACCTTTAGGATTAGGGCTGGTTCCCGGAGAAGTATTGTAATGCACACCGGCACCAAACTCTATAAACAGGATATCTGAGCCCTCGCAAACAAGCGTTGCCTGCGCATAATCTTGGAACGAATTAATTTTTATATATGTGTTGTGTGTTTTATCTGAATCGCCTTGTGCTGCATCCACGTTTTCATTGACAATAGGAATTCCTATTTCCGCTAGCTTCTGCACAAACTCCACATTCTTACTTTTTAACACCTGTCTATATCGTTCCAATTCTTTTTGAGCGTTTCGAATGCTTGATACAGACAGATTAATCTTGATTTTCTTCACGATTTGCTCCTATCTTTTCTATTCCGTATCTGTGAACCAATCCCTTTTCCGCGCCGATACATTTTTTTAAACGGTAATCCGGCAATACTGTTGGTTCTAATGTTTCTTCATCCATTTTTAAAGTTCCATCTTCATTTAATTCTGGTTCTTTGTCTACCCATAACAGCATTCCTTCTTGTGGCTCAAATGAATCCCATCTGTTTTTCCATCGTGTTAAGTATCGATCGTAGTTAGGTACTAAACCGGCAGCTATTTCTTCTGGCGTCCCAGATGTAGAAGATACTGTCATATACCTAATCTCTGGTTTTGAAAAAGTTTTTATCGTATCTATTCCGTTCAATTTTTCAGTTACCATTGAAAAATAAATTTTCTGTTGTTCTCGATTATTACTTCTCACTACGAAACCATCCTTTCTATTATCGTGGGTATATAAAAGATTGCTTTTCCTCCTAGACTCTCATAAACCGATTTGAATATTAAATATCCATAATTGGCAACAATATTGCACACCAGTTCTTCCATGTCAATTACATATTTTGGTTTGGAATATCTATGTATATCACTGATTATATCATATTCCCATAATACTGTATGAGTCATTTCATGAATAAACACAGTAATCAATTCTCTTCCATATAAATCGTTTGAAAGGTAAATCGTATGTTCTGATGGAACAGTAACTCCAAGCGTATAACTTCCCGTTCTATCAATCAATTCTGGATTATATGGACTAACAAATTTCACTTTCCAATCATGATTATTTACCATTAAATATCTGTCCATAGCCCCTCCAATAGCAGAAAAGACCCATGCCACAAAAATGTAACACAGGTCCCTCTTATAACTTACTGCATCTGTTGTACTAATTTAGTTATGTCTGCTTTCATCGTCTGGCGCAATGTAGGATCTGCATCCGACCACATTTCTTTCAGATTTCGAATTACATCATCTGTATATTCCTTTGTGCTATTATCCATCATTCGTTTTGATTCTGCATCTTTGGAATCATGATAATGTCTTCTGTACTCATCGTAACGATCATAAGACTCTCCATATCTGGAATTTTTCTTATCATCTTTTCCTTTGTATGTCAGATAATCATCCATCCACTCATCATCTTGTTTGTACAGATAGGGACGATATCCCATTCTATGGCCTCTGCCTTTTGGGGCAAATCTGCCGTTATCATAGCGATAACGGTCATAGCCCATTCGTTCCATGAAGTCTTCAGAATCTTCTTCATCCATAGCTTCTATGATTCTCATGTCCTTATCGTACTGAGCAAGATCTTTTGCAATATCAACCCACTGTCCATAAATACTCAGGTCCGCCGGTGTGATATTATCCAGCCCTTTAGCCTCAACTTCTCTTTTGACACATTCCGCTATTTGTTTTGCAAATCTATGCATTATCTTACCCCCTTAACAGTCACAGCATTAGTGGCGGATGCCGGTGCTGTGCCATCAATCGATGCCAGCGTATTATTCGGCATACATGACGGATTCCCTAACATCTTAAAGGTTCCTCCGGTCGCGCTCGTCTGTACTACTGTAGCATATCGAGTTCTTGTTCTAACTCCGCACGCTGTGACTTGACGGCAACAACGATTTACCAGAGGATATTGAACTGTCCCGGCGCCAATCTGGAACACAACCGGAGCGCCGATCGTTGCTGTGGTTGGAATTGTCTGACCTAATATAATGCAGTATTTCTGCCCATCGTTATAACTTCCTGCCGGAAGCGTAACAACCAGGTTCCCGTCCGTAAAAGTAATCGCCGTGGAAACAACCAAGTTATCACACATGCGGCAAACATTTCTACAAGCCATATTTTACCTCGCAATCTAAAAAAGAGGCGGAGATACCGCCTCTCTGATATTTGTCAACCATAAAAGGCGATTAGCAACAACCGGTATTAGCTGTGCAGCAATTTCCATAGTATCCATACAGATTGGATGCTGGGTATGCCGGAACCGGTAACGGTGCTGTTCTGCGAAGAATTTCAGCTTTATTAGCATCCATCGCAGCTTGCAGAACAGCGTTCTGATTGGACTGAGATGCGGCCAGTTTAAGAGCCTGATTCTCCGCGCGAAGATCTGCCGTCTCTTTCTGACACAGATAATCAAGAATTGCTCTCGTTCCTGCATTCTGGTTGTCGATGATATCTCTTGTGTTGTTGTTCATGGTGTTTTGCAAAGCACATGTATTCTGTGCCATATTGAAGTTGACGCCCTGAATTGCTTCGCGTGTTTCACAGCAGCAATTAGATAATTGGGCCTGCAGAGCGTTTGTATTCTGCATTCCGGCTACGGTATCTGCATTGATGGATTGCTGAATTCCGTTGAATCCTTGCAACATTCCCACATTCAAACCGTTAAATCCACTCTGCATTGTGTTGTTTAATGCATAAGTACTGTCACAAATCCCCTGCTGAATACCGCGGATGCCGTTTTGAATGTCATTAAGGGCAAATCCCTCATTTATATCTGATCGTGTCGCCCAGCCCTGGAAACCGGCTCCATTAGTGCCATTGGCACCATTTCCGCCCCAGCCGCCATAGCCGTTTCCCCATCCGCCAAAAATAGCAAAAATCAGGAACAGCCAAATAAACCAGCCGCCATCTCCCCAGCCATTACAGCCATTATCTTTGGAGTTACCTGTTGCGGCAGCAATGTCCGCTAACGAGTATCCGCTTGAAGTCATCATAATTTCAAGCCCCCTTAAATATATTTGTAAATCAAGAGGAATCCTAGGCTTTCCACTCAATCTTACAGCAAAGTTATTTCATGCCAAATTGATTTTTGAGCTGAGATAATGCTTTGTCCGGATCGATATGGCGCTCTTCACATAGATTTCTAGCCAATCTCTCTATTCCGGTACTATCTCCATTTTTCATCATTTGTATAGCATTGTTGAGCACAGGATTGTTCCCGGCTTCCTTTTGTAAGATGGTATTTAATGCTTCTTGAGGATTTCCACCACTTCGCATTAATTGGATTAACTGCATAGGATTAATCATTTTTGACCCCCTCCCCTCTGTATGGGTTTGGACGATTCCGTGTGCTGTTGATTATTTTTATTTACCAAATCTTTAATTCCAGATATCTCCTCGAATATATCTTGCCTTAACTGTTCAAACAACGTATTTAGCGTTTCTTCATTTATTCCAGTATTGAGTTGTTCCGATTTATTTTGAGACTCTGGTTGCATCAATCGATATACGCAAATCTGACTTTTCCCATCTGCCTGCAACTGCTTTCTGTATATTTCAGTCCCATCAGATTTTGGATACCAGACTGGATTCCCACTCATATCAACGTCTTTTGCCTTTACCGCATCGATTCCATCGACAATCTGCCCAGAAAGGAACTGATTCTGCTGATTCACTTGCTGTTGTATGGGAACGTACTGCATCTGTGGTTGGTAATTATTGTTTGGTAATTGGGACAATCTTTCCTGATATGGATTGATTGGATTCTGATATGTAGGATATGCCATATTAGGCCATGTTGGATAAGGTTGCACCTATCTTTCCTCCCTTCTTCCTACCTCTATTATACTTAACCAGATAGGAAGAAAACAGGACAGAATATAGACACTTTATGGACATGATTTGAAAATTACTTTTCGAATTTTGTTTTTGATTTTTATGTTTATTCTATAAGCAGTTTTAGACGATATATTCATTCGTTCTGCTGACTGTTCAAGGGTAAAATTTTGAGCTCTTAATAGAAAAAGTTCGTTCTCATCGGGTGTAAAATTGCATTCACTTTCTAGCACTTCTATCTCTGATTTTGTGAAGTCACTAATATTCATTCTCTTGTTACCCATAAAATCCATTCCTCCCTATATGGATCTTATCCGGGGAACGTTCCACCTTTGAGAAAATAGGCGACTACTGCGCCTATAACGGCTCCGATAATGCCAGTAATGGCCGATTCGTATCGTTTGCTTGGCACTGACATTAAGGATTTTACATTATTATTTACTTCATCCACAGCATCTCGAATATGCTGTAAATCATTGGATACGACATCCATACGACGTTCCAATTCTTCAATTCTGGAGTAAAACTTTTCATGCTCCTGACTGATTTTTTTCTTTAAATCCCGAAAGTCATTTTCAAGGGATTCGATTCGATGTATATTTACGCATTCTGATTCACATCCCATCGCCATACCTCTTGGGCCCTTTCTCTCCCGTAAGACTATACTTCTCCCCACCACCGCGCGAAGTATCCCTGCAACACAACGGGAGGAATTGTGTCACGCACCGTCTGTGTTATAAAATTTTTGCAACCGGGATGATTCCTCGAAGATAACTTGCTGGCGTTCCAGCACTGTTATATGAAACCGATACTCCAGATTCAGAATAACTCATAACACCTTCTTTGCCCTGCTTATCATAGTGATACTGGGCGATTTTTCTGATTTTACTTTTGTATCTTTTCATTGCTACGTTTTTTGCAATATCTTCATCTTCCTCATTTGTGAAACCAAATGGGAACATTTCCTGGACAACATCATCAATTGCATCATCGATCAGCATAAGCAAAAAAGAATCCTGCTCTGGAATATAATCGTGTCCAATATATTCAATTAATTCTCTCAAAATTTGTTCTTTCAAGCCTATACCTCCATCATTTATTTTTTCGACGGTCTGCCTCTTTTTGCTGCCGGGGCAGGTGTCTCAATATCTCCATCGTTAGAAGAAAACGGAGAAACTGTGCTCTCCGCCTTAACCTCATCATCTGGAACCATCTCTCCGGCCGCATAGTAAATACCATCGTGTTTTACAACGTGATCGTATGTCATGCAATGCCTCCTTATTCCTTTACTTTCAGAACATAGATGCTGTCCATGCCCTCAAAGGACGGCAGTGCAATCATAGACGCTGTAGTGAAATACTCTACCGGCGGTCCGTAGATGGTTTTTGTTGCAACTGCGATTCCGCTGTCCAGTACAGTTACATCTACATCAGCATTTCCTCTCAGGGTTCTCTCTTCCGGAGTTACGCCAGCCCAAGTATTACCAAGCGTACCATCACCAATGATTGTTACGTAATCATCTGGGAAGAATCCTTTCTTGGTTCCGTCAAAATCCTGGTATTTCTTATCGTACAAAACCGGAATAAGACCTGTCTGCAACCGAAATACTTCTTTTGCCTTTGCCTGAGACATGAAGTCTACATTGACGCCAGATGTGGTGATAAATGCATTCTTCATTTGTTTGCTCTTGATTAAGTAATTGAATGTCTTACTTGTCATAAGAGCATATCTCGGTGCTTCTCCGATACTTGTCAAGTAATCATAACCATTCTGAATGTCATCCAGAGGAGCAGCGCTATCTGCTTTATCCCATGTACTCGTTCCGCTCAGAGATGCATAGTGCTCGCCCTTCCAAGAAGAATCCTCATCGTAGTTGTACGCATAAATGGTATTGTCAGCTGCGCCAATGGTGATTTTCATTGCTCCATCAAGCGGTGCCAACAAGCTCATTCTCATCTTTTCCATAGAAATTTCAGCACCGTTTACCAAGCTATTTACATCATCATAAATGTGGTTTAAAACCTCGTCGATATACGGATCATTGGAATCCTGCGCTCTCTGAATGTCCATCAGATCACGTTCATCAATCTTCATGGACTCACGGAAGATCGGCATCTCCTCTGTTTTGATTTGGAAACCTCCACGGGTTCTAATGGTTGCCATGCTGTCCAATGCAGACGGTTTCAATGCAACGCCCAACCCCTTGTGCGCTTTGATCCATTTCAGGTCTATACCATTTTTCTTTCTAACCGGGAACCATGTAGTACCCAGGAAAGGAATCGCATTACTTGCTTCTTCTGTTCTACGAAATGCAACAGCAGCCGTAGAGAAAACATCTGTTAAATTCATAAAACTCCTTTCTTCCCCTTAACTATTTGGGGTTAGCGAATGTTATATTCGGTGTAATTAATTATGATTGAGCTGCCGGGATAGTTCCAACAATCGGTGTAGCAGCCTCTTCAAAAACAATGCGGCATCCGGCATTTACCAGTGCAGCTACAAGCGCAGCATCATAGGTTAATCCACTGTTTTCCTGTGCTCTTTTTGTATGGATATATGCTTTTTTAAGCACTGCCGCCTGCGGTCTACTCTCATATACATCATGACGCAGAAGACCAATTGCGCCCGTCCACGGTGTAGCAGATACCGGTCTGCCATCTTTGTCTACCGGTGTACCTGCCGGAACAATTTTTTCTCCATTGTCCGCAGTTTTTACCACTGACGTAAAATCAACGGTCATTGCCGTAGCTTCGCATTCTTTACGATTTAACACTTCTTTCTCCAAACCGACAGAAATGTTTTTTACTTTCATATCGCCTCTTGCCATCGTTAAACCTCCTTATTGGTTTTACATATAATGTTTAATAATATCTGCATTGGCTGTTTTTTTAGATGAACCAGCGGATAACTGCTTTGCTTTCTGCATTGCAAGAGATTCACTTCCATCTCCATGACCAGCAGAGAAATCTTTACGGGACGCTACAAATTCCTGCTCCCAAGCAGCCTTTAATGCTTTAATATGAGTTCCAATAGCTGAAAAAATCTTATCAGCATCCTGTTCCGTAATGGCTTGTGCAAGCTCTCTTGCCTCATCTTTTGCCATCCCGATCTCCTGACTCATACATCTTTCCGTGTACTCTCCAATCTGAAGCTTGTTTTCCAGCTCTTTAATCCGATTCTCACGTTCTTGCTCATGCTCTTGTTTGGCCTGCTGCTCTGCTTCCTCGGCTGTCATTTTGGCTCTTAATTGCTTTTTGAAGTTTGCCGCTTCTGTAGATGCGGTATTCTTTTCATTCTGCAATTTGGCACTTCTGGCTCTTTCTTCTGCCAACTGTGCCATCAATTCTTCTACAGTCGGCTGTTTGTCGCCATCGCCTTCGCCACCACCACTACCATCATCGCCATCACCTACACCAGAATTTCCACCATCAGCACCAGTGCCGCCACCATCAGCAAAAATCTGTAAGTGCATTGGAAACTTGTTACGTGTCTCGGAATTAAAAGTTCTACTGATTCTATTCAGCTTCATAATAAAAACCACCTTTCTAAATTAGCTCTGTTTAAGCACATTTCTCTTGTGCCGACTCTTTAACGCCTTGTCGCAGGCGTTCGCTCCTTAAGGTTCTTCTCCAACCATTTATATAAAACGTCCAGTTCCCCGAACGTTATTTTTATTACATGTATTTGATTGAGCATCGGCAGTTCACAATCTGACTTGCACTTGCTCCATATGAAGTGTCTTTAGGATAATCCATGACGGAATCTCCTACCAAAAACGGCTCTGTAATTGGCTTAATGGTACCGCCGACTTCACGGTGATCCTTCCGCTCTCTTTTGTCCCGGATATCAACCCATTTCTTTAAAGTGAATCCAGCAGCTATCGCATCCATGAAATCTTGATGATTCAAAGATGTATTTGATTCGTTCTCTGCCATATATTTAGCTCGATCTGGAGAAACATAATACGGATCATCTGGATTATTCTGCGTTGCTTCAATGACATCATACGATAATGACTGAATGTAATTTTCCATATAGTCATCCAATGCTACTGCACCAGCTATAGCACTACGATATTGATAAATGAATTGAGAACGCACAAATTCAAAATCTACAGTCCCATATTCTTGCATTGAAAACAGAAGTGCAATTACAATTAAAAAGCTCTCTTCCATCTTCTTTGCAAGTTCTATTCTCTTTTTCTTATCTTCTTCGGATAAATCCATGTCTCCGAAATATTTTTCAAAATCAATGCTTCGCTTATTTTCAACAAAATCGTTGACTTCGTCAAAATTTCTAATTCCAATCACAAGGCATCCCTCCTTTACGACTGAACTTTACTATCATCAGTATTCATTCCGTCAATAATGGGAGAATTTCCAGTCTGATTGATTGGATCGCCCGAAGTATTAAAATTATGTTCCTGAGATGCATCAGAAGCAGATCCTCTACTCTTCATATTCTCTTGGAGAGCATCTAACATATCCTTGGAATCCAGATATACTTGCTCAGTATCCTCGAACGCATCCACCATTTTAAGAATATGTCGCGGATGTATTCCGGCATTGAAATATGTCGCAAACGTATTCGCCTTAACACTCATGTCTGTGTTTTTCTTGCGCGTGAAGTGCAAATCGATATCACTGGTATGAATCAATCGAATTGGCGCATCCATCGGAAGTTTTCTTTCTGGCACTTTAGCAATCGCTTTCAAAATCAGTGATAATTCTTCACGTTTACCATGTGCGATCATCTGTTGCTCACGAACCGCATCCAGTTCTGTGGCACTCCAGCCTGCTGACATATCTGTGGCGCTTCCTGTTGAACCACCACCAGAATTGTCATATTGAAGAGGGATCTTACAATCTTGCAGAATTTCTGTTCTGGTAGTCTGAATAGCATTCAATGTACTAGAACCATCAAACGTACTGGAAAGCGGTTGTATCTTAGATACTTTTCCATCGTCAGAAAAGGTGCACACCCATTCTCCACTCTTAGGACTTCTGCTTTTTCCGTCTTTATCTATAAACGATACGTTATCAGCCCACCATATTTCCTGTGTGCGTTGTGCTACATCATTGGTGAAATCCGAAAGCAGAACATTCAGTGCATCCATTCTGGCTATTTCTCGTTCAAAACATCCAGTGCGGTCGAAAGCACGTTCATACTCAACAATCGGTATTTTCTCAAGCGGATTTTTTTCTTCGCTAACAATTTCTCCGTTTTCTACTTCAAATCTGCTCTTATCTGTATAGCAGGTAAAGTATTCCGAACCATCACGGCAGGAAAAACTCACACCTAATACTTTTTTTTGACCAGGGCCATCATAATAAACCACAAAAGCATACTGTGAATCCAATGTATATAAATCCACCAGAGAACCATCGTCCCAATCATCCGTCTTGATATCAACCATTCGATGACCAATACCACACACTTCAACAAATTCTGCCATGCACTGATCTAGCCATCCAATGTTTTCCCCGTTGATTAGAGTTTCATTCAAGGCAGAAATTCCAGAATCGTCTGTATTGGAATCTGTATCGTGCAACTCTTTATTACCGCGCTGCACCATCGTAACCGGGTTTCCCCAGTTATACGCGATTTTGAACTCTTTCACATAATTCGCCAAATTTGCATGTACTCGGATGTCGATATCTGGACGTATTGTTTTTGGACGAACAAGAGGCTGTTTTCCACGTTCATACTCAATCAGGAACTTCATCTCTTTGACATTTTCTCTGTGGATATTCATTGCTTTATCCAATACTTCCAAAAGATTGTTTCTGTCTATATTTTTATACCTGCTATAAATTCTTTTTCTCCCTATCAACTGTCTTGGCCTACCATTGATGGCAATTACTTTCTCTTCTGATTCCATGCAAAACACACCTCCCTTCTATTCAAAAAGAAAAGCGCCTGGAATTCTCCAAACGCTCTAAATACATTTTTACGATATTATTGTACAATAGTTATATGTATGCTAAAAAGTCACTTTTTTCGAACATTTAATAAAGCAAGAAAATATCTTCTCCTATCATTCATCGCACTCTGTGAACAAGGAACTCCCATCACTCCACGCAAATAGGCATACGAACAATCACGGTCACAAACGAACTTAATGATAAATTTCCATAAGTCTGCATCTACTTCTTTTGCCGTATTTTCAATCAAATCAATCTTTTGCTGTAAAGCCGTGTGTCTCATTGCGAGTTCTGCCGTTGGATCGCTTTTATTGTTGGTCCTTGAAAATGGCATACCATTAAATCCGGTACTATGAACGGTATCTTTGTTATACAGCAATTCGTCTTTCCATTCCTGGTACTGTTCGCAAAAGGCGATCAATTCTCTCCTACGTGCCGGTGTCATGTTGTAATCTTTATAAGTGAATTTTCGTTTATTCATGATACCTCCTAAAATGGACTTGTCATAATTCTGGTTCGTGAAACTCCACTGCCCTTATTCAAAAATACTGCTAATGCCGCCAATGAGTCCGGTGCATCATCATGCTTATTTTTACCAGTGATTGTAAAACTGTAAACTTGATTAAGAAACTTTCGATATTCTTTTGATTGACAACCTGAATCTCGAAAATAAAAGCTCCGAATAGCTTGTGCATTATCCCATATTCTTTGTTCCTTTCGTTGCGATGTTTTTTTTCCTCCTTTTCCGGCATTGACGATCATCTGTTGTGCAAATCTGGAAATCAAATTGATTTGAACTCCACGTTCTTTCAGCATTCCATTTATATCATCTTTGTAACCTTCGCCACCATTATTCGCCTCAAAAAAGGCATTCGACACATGATTCCTGATTAACGCATCCAAGACTTTCGGCTGTGTAATCATCTTTTCGCTGCTATCAAACACAACGTCATGAATGTAAACCGAACCATCTTCATATACATAAGCAATTGGCATGGAAAGATAGTCTGTTCCGCCCAAAGCCACATCACACGCAGCGACCACTTTCAGCGGTGCCACATCAGGCAACACACCATTGTAAAAATTCATATGCTCTGGGTTAAATACCGCGCCATCACGTTCAATCGGTTCCTGCTGACATTGTGCGAACCACGATGCCATATCGTCATTTTCTTCAAATTTCGCACGTTCAATTCGATAATATTTCGTACTGAACCCGACATTATAATCATAATCAAAGTTGGATTCATCTGTTTCTGGGTCTAGCGCCGGTATCTTTAAAACTTCCCATCTGATTCCTTTTGCCTCTGGATTGTTCTCCAGAAATCCCATACGATTCATATAGATATCATGCAGACTCCAAATAGTTCCGTTATAAAGGACCTTGCATTTCTCTTTTTTACGTTTCATAAGGTTGTTATCAAACAACATCTGCTTTCGTGCTAAAACATCCGGACTCAAAACATCCTCAATACCTGCCAAAATATCATCTGCTACCAGCCATCCGGTCGCATCGTACAAACCGTTCAAACCAGATGTCAGACCTTTTCCAGACAATGACTTGTATTTCTTCTTGCGCTCCAAATCAACGGTATTAGCTTTAGCATCAGTGGATACGATTCTGGCATTTGGAAAAACATCTGTATGCAGATAAATCGGATCTGTCCATATTTCCTTTACGCCATCAAGAAATGCCCCTCCAGCATCCTCTTTATATGAACAATACAGATTACTCAATTCTGTATTTCGGCAGCAATGCCATGCCATTCCAAGCGTGATTATCTGCGTATTATGTGTTGGAACCATTGTTTTCCCAACCAAATACAAACCATCACTATTTGAAACCGTAATGCAGTTGCCTTGTTTTGGAATGCTTCTTGTGATTGATTTGATAGAAATCCTATGTTTCTTTGAAAATTCTTTTAGTTTCTTTCGTTCGATTGTACATGGTATTTCAATTGTTGGATTAAATCCAATGGTATATACTGCATTTCTACCAATTACACCACTGCTTGATATTTTCGGTTCTTCCTTTTTTATAGATGCTCTCCATCCAAACGTGGATATTAAAGAAACAAAGTCGTTTTTTAACGTTTCATTTGCGGTTGAAAACTGATATCTTCTTTCTTTTCTAATCAAACATCCATCCGTGTCCAGCAAGCCCGCCAAAAGTTCCAGTCGCTGCTTTACAGAAGCACATAAATATTCTTTCGGTATGTGTTTATTACAAATTTTCGTATAATAACACATATCATAAGTTCTTAAATCGTCTACCAGTTCCCTGCCAAATACTGTTGTTATTACCCCTGTCGTTTTATGAACGTATTGATGTTTTATTGGATATCCATACTTTACAATTTTATCGACAATAGCAGAATCCGATTGAGGCCCAGAAATGGCAGGCTTTTTATTGGTTCCATCACCCAACCAGGCCCCTAAAACATACGGATGTACTTTTAGTTGCATTTCCGTTCCTGCCATTATCGGCTTTTGAGGAAGATAAAATCTATATCTATCATTAAATCGTTCTTTTCCTATTAAGTTTTGAGTTTCTTCTGTTTCCCAGACACCTCTTTTTTTGTCATAGACAGTCCATTCGTGTCTAAAGTGGCATTCAATCTTTGTGCCATCGGACAATTCCACTGTATGAGTTGTATGATATTTAGGATGAACGCAAATCACTGTAGTAAACTTTCCATCGCTACCAATGACTTGATCTCCTAATTTTAATTCTCCGTGAGTTTTCCATCCACTCTTTGTAAACACTGGCGTATCATCGGCTAATAGCTTACCAACACGCGCCGGCATGTGAATAAATCCCTCATCCAGCTGATCATCTTCCAGTCGTTGAAGCAGATTGACAACCTTTATCAATGTCTTGCGTCTAGGCTGATAAAAGCGTTCCTGGGGTTTTCTATCCTTTTCAACATACAAAGCATAAGAATCCAACAGATCCGGTGCTTCAAATAAAAGCAACTGCCAGTACAAATCATCAAAATTTCCACTTCCTGTTTGTGCTGCCCTATAAGCCGCCATCTGATGCAAATATTGACTGATTTTCAACGCACAGTCTTTAACATCCTTATGTTCAGCGAATACATAATCGCTACGCATATTCAAAATAAGCTGAAACAAATCTTCCTGGCTTTGATAATCTTTCAAACCACATTTCATAATCCGGTCCGCAATGTATTTATACCATTCAAGACTGCCCTCTATTAATTTTGACATATAAAAAGAACCACGCTCCCCCTTTATCAAAAAGTGAAGTCATGGCTCTCTAAATATTGGCTCTCTTGACTAACTATCCATTATTCTGTTAATGATTGGCATAGTGAAACAAAATCGTTTCTACTCAAATTTTTCAATTGCTTACTTGCCAATTCGTGTGTGTATACTGGTCTCCCCATTAACTTGTATGCGTACTGATAGACATATTTCCTATCCTCTCCCGTCAGCATACAAATTCCCGTATAGGCTTCCACAATAGCTGCTTCCTGTTTTGTCATTTGGATAAATTCCCCCATTCCAACAAACCATTGAAATCTATTAAATCTGTGTTACATATTTTTCCATCATCAGTGCAATAGTAATAACCCGTAATAGGCCGCTGCAATAGTTTATGCCGCATGATGCATTTGGAAAAGCCATTGAACGATCGTTTCTTGTCTCCATATGGAATAAATGAAATTAATACCTTTCCAGGATCAGTGCGATTAGAACGAATAATGAGTTTTCCCCACAAATTCACAACTCCGCTATTGTAGGTTATTCCTATTCTTGCCATACCTAAGATGACCTTGTATTTTGATTGAACATCATTCGACATTAATAATAAACTTTCCTTTGCATTTACTGCCCCGACAAATATAGGGCATCATATGTATCTTTGTTTCACAAAAAATCCGAATAGCCTTTTTATGACAAAATGGACAGATGATCCACACCTGTCCATCCGAAAGTATTTTTTTATCAGCTATTCTATTCCATCCCTCTTCTGGTGGATTCATGTTTTTTGAAAAATCACTCATAGCTTTCCAGCCCTTAAAGTAGACCGGCCGTTTCCTGTAAATTCGCATACATACAAGCCAGCGTATTGACAGTTACTCGTAGCTGATTGATTCTAACGCAGTCTTCTTGATATCTACTTTCCAAATACTTACCTCTGTCCTTAAGATCGGTCAACTGCTTTTGAGTCTCCAACAGATCCTTATTAGCTTTTTCTAGTTGTTCCTTTAAATCAGAGTTTAAAATCTCTAAGTCAAGATTCTGTGCTATCACTGTTCCCCTCCCATTGTTCGCAAGCATCGTCCCAAAAACGAAAGTCTGCACGATACTCTGAATCTCCATTACAGCATACGCCCTCATAGTGAGCATACCATTTACAAGTGCAACAATATTGTTTTTCTTGTTGTTTTTCCATAATCCAGCAAGTGGAGTCGAACCACACGAAAATTCTTCTCCACCGTCTGGAGTTTGCCGGAATCCACAACATTCGTATTCCGTTCCGAACTGTTGTGTTATATGTACGTTTCCCCGGTATATCGCACACGTTCCTCATTTTAGGCATTATCATAACCCAACTTTTATTTTGCCGGACAAGGAAATGGACCATCAGGGAATTGAACCCCGGACACACGGCTTATAAGGCCGCCGCTCTAACCGTCTGAGCTAATGGTCCTTAGCAGAAGGCAGATTGGGTAAAATCCTTCTGCTGTTGCAGTTCACAAACCACCAGCCGCAACAAAGGTGTTATCCACAGAGGGTATCAATGTGAATAATCGGGCACCCTGTTAGCCGGGAAGCACAGAATCCCGAAAGCCAATGATCGGACTCGAACCGACAACCTACTGATTACAAGTCAGTTGCTCTACCAGTTGAGCTACACGGGCAAAACGAATATCTACTATTCGTTTAATGACTCTCTGAATGGCTGATGCGTCCAGAATTTGATGTCATGATGAGCTGGAACATCATACACAATGCCGGTGGTCGGAACTTTGCACGAACGTGCCTTTCTGACAACCTTCTCAAAGCTACCAAATTTATCAATCTGAATGCGTTTTCCCTTTTTCAGTTCACGCCGCATGACTTCCAGAAACTTATCAACGATGATCTTGGTCTCATTTTCCTCAATGCCAGTTTCTTTAGCAACCATTCTAATCATTTCTAGTCTGTGCATACTCTTTCACTTCCTTTCCTTAATACTGTTAATACAGATAGTGGGACTTGAACCCACATGATGTAAATCGTCAGATTTTGAGTCTGATGCGTCTGCCATTCCGCCATATCTGCACATGTAAGTGTAAACCCTGTAAATCACTTACCATTCATTTTTTTACCGACCATGAACTTTACCCAACACATCAAACACTTAATGCGGCTACACAAAGCTGTTGCAAGTATTTATATATAAACCTCTAGCCTCTCCATAACGAGATTTATTCTAAGGATTTTTGGTCAAACTGGAGCAGTCAGACTTAAACTGACGACACCTTGATTAAAAGTCAAGCGCTCTAACCAACTGAGCTATGCTCCAACAACCGGCAACGCCGGTTAGCAAATTGTTTATAGTGCTATGCATGGCACTCCTTCCATAAGATTGAGGATAGTAATCGATACGATGAGGTATTTATTACTCATGTGGGGAAATGAAACACTTATGATGTAACCTTATGGAAAAACCATCCGAGCCTTGTGACGGCTCTTTAATCAGCTTTCCGCTAGATGGTGAAGGATCTACAATCATGGACCAAAAAATAATCAGTCCAAACTGGGCTAGTTGGATTCGAACCAACGAATGCAGGAGTCAAAGTCCTGTGCCTTACCGCTTGGCGATAACCCATTTTTAAACTGTCATATATCGGATGGATTTGACAAATTCCCTAGGAATCGTGACTATCTCATTCTGGGTTTCGATATAGAATAGTTGAGTGTCTTGTGCATATCGGTATGCGTCGCTCTTCCTTTCCAGAATATCTTCGATGTCTTCGGATGTTCCGTCAATATATTCGACTCTTACCACGTCTAAAGCCCCCAAATGCAAACCAATGACAGCACATATGTAACCAACATCGCCGAGAAACCGACAATTGAAAATTTGTTTTCTGGCATTTTAAGCCCACGCATGAAAATTACCAGGCAAGCTGAGAATACCGCAATCATAACTGTAGTAATTATCTTTATTGCTAAAACCATCTTTATCCCTCCGACATCTATGGCCTTAACGTGTCAATTTGTTCCCGTCAAGCACTTTTTTTACTTTTCCAAGGTTATAAGCTCCGAAAATGGGAGTTTTTCAATCCATTTGCAAAAATCATGCCATTCATCCAGCCTGTGATCCCTTCTGGCAAAATAAATGTTCCGCAGAACCGTATAATTTAACATCATGGTTCGTTTCTGGTTGTAGCTGGACGGCAGAAGCTGGATCATCTGCCACCACACTTCTTTTTTAGTTGGCTTGCGATATCCGTTATTGTCATGAATTTCGTAATTGACATATAAATCTCTTACCTCGTTTAAATACTTTACAGTACGCATTAAAAATTCCATGCTTCTAGTGGTACAGTGCTCATGGCTAAAGTCCTCCAGCGTAAATTCTTTAGCCTGAATTTTATGCATGGTAGAACATGAATTCGCCACAGTACCAACCTTGTAAGTATCCATCTCTTTTAGCCAATACAACGGTGCAGTGACATCAACGGTTACTGGCAAGAATCGCATGAATTTCGAATGATCCGTTCCTGCCGCCACCAGCCGTTTCATCAGCCCTAAATCATTTTCTCCGATGTTCATGTGACCCGGCCAGAACGCACTGTCACTTTTATCCCAACTATTCATCGGGTTACGGGCTCCCATAATCGCTGCACGCCACTGCTCTGGTGATGCTGTTACTGTATTCTCAAGTAAAATCATACCTATTTCCCCTCTACTGTGATGCAATCGTATCTTTCTAAATTGATAGTGTTCTCCATTGCTTCAACTGGATTGTAACCAAGATTTTGAAGAATCTGTTTGAATACTGTCACAGACTGTCCGCTTGCAAGCTGCACGCCTTTACGTCTACTATCTGCATGAAATACATCGTGACGACTATTTACATTCCAGAAAATAATGTTTGGGATTACATAACCTTTTTCTCTAAATGCACGAGCCATATTGTCATAAAATGTCCAGCTATAGTCTTCTGTGCAAAAATCTATTTCCATATCAGAAATAACGACAATTGCTTTGGGCATCTCTTCCTGCGAAATTTTGTGTTTTTCTGCAATTTCAAGGACTCTTTCAAAGGCAATTTCAAGGTCTGTATTATTACCCCAATTTGCGCTGTTTACATTGCAAATTTTCTGTTCAAGTGTTTCTCCTCTCAGAATAACTGTTTCTGGAATGCCCGAAAACGTCATAAACAGATTGTGATATGCTCCAACATTTCTTTCCGCAAAGTAAATCGCAAGTCCTATTGAAGTAGCCAGCGGTCTGCCGTACATAGAACCAGATACATCCGCCATTACAAGAACATTGGAACCCTCTTCTACATAATCCGGCAGTGCTTTCCACTGTGCTTCAAGGACTTTGCTGTTCTCTCTGCCGTATAAGAATTTCTCAACAATATCGTAAGGGAATAATGTGGACGCATTGATCTTCGCATCTCCCTTTTCTACCTTGCCGATAAATTCATTGAATCGTGCCTCGTCATGTTTCATAAAAGCCTTGCGGTAAATCATCATTGCACGGCTGGGGACTTCCGGGTATTTAATCTCATCCCATTTTCCGGCAGACATAAGGCTTTCTACAACACCGATCTGTTTTCTCATACTACGGACAATTCTCTTGAAATTGTAGACCGGATAACCAAGTTTCTGTGCGGTCATAACGCCAAGCCTGCGTTTCCAGTCATTCTAAAATACTGAATTAATATCTCGGCTACCGTTTTGGTACCCCAGAATATCCCCCTTTTTGTTTTTTCGGAATTTTTTGATTTCCTGTTTTTTCAATGAAACCTTTAATAAACTGACAATGATTACAGTCATAAGTTGGATAATTGTCGCACGCCCATTTGAGACAATCCGCACCAATATCTCCACACTCCATCGCTGCCGCGTATTCTGTTGTATAACACATCCTATGAATTGGATACCCTACTTCGAATAAGCATTTGACCATCTTCACTCTCATAGAATCGTTTAATAGAACTGAAATCAAATCTTACCCCATATGGCACTGGCATATATGTCAAAAGCTCTCCTGTCTCCAATCTCATTTCGCAGGTCCTTGTGCCAAACATTTTTGATTTACACGTTATCTTGAATCGATACCTACCAGTTTCATTCATGCCAATTCGACCCCCTTTTTGTTTTTTGGAAATTTTGGAGGCTCACCCCGCCCCGACAGCCCCGCACGTTTAGACCCCTCCCCCCATGCCGATCCGCTGGTGCTTTTCCTGGGACGATTCCAACAAAAGCGAAAGTGATGAGCCTATAAGATGCTTTCCGATTCGCTTCGTTGCTAACTATTCGTGAAAGAAATCTTTGCCGAATAGTTGAACGTGTAAATATGCCGTATTGTGTTTATTATTTGCATTATTCAAATCTATTAACAGATTTCTTTTATCGCGTCCGTCTGATATAACACGGCTCTTATAACTCCGGCGCTTCCGGTTCTGGTAATTCCAGACTGTCGGCGTATTTCTGGGCGATTTCTTCCCGGCTCTCCTGCGCTGTGGTTCCAGTTGTTACCCTGATTTCCTGCGCTGCTTCCGCGTAACCGTGGCAGGCTTTCAGCGCAAAGATGCAGCCGATGCTGTTTTTCTCGGTCGCTCCGTCAAACAATGCGGACTCACTTTCCATTTTCCACCTTTTAGCCGCTCGAGAATGTGCAGAACTTGTTCCGCCTCTAATTGTCCCATTTATCCATGTAGTGATGGTATCGTTAGCCACTCCCACCATAATTGCAAAGTTTAAAATCGTAGGCTTTTTTTGATAACGATAGCATAAACCCGTGTATACATCCCACAACTGATCCAACAGCTCTATATTATCCAAATCTAAATTTGTACCAGTAACCCAGATTGTTTTGCGTTCTGCCGGATTAGCTTTAAACAGATGCATATAAATATGCTTCATCATTCCAGCAAAAGCGGAAGGATTCCCGATCATCTCTTCATGAGATATTCCAAGTTCATTTGTAATATAATCATCTGCATAGTATTCAATCCTATTCTTGTATATTTCAATATTATTCAAATTATTTTGAATATTAACACCATTATCATTTAACGTTTTAATATCATGTTTACCATTAGCCATATTACAAAATTCACATCCTTTTACATACTATATCAAATATTCCAATAATAAAACAATTAAAGGAATATAAAATAATTGTATTTATTTTTTAATCAATTATGTTATTCGGAAATATAAAGAAAGTCTTAAAGTAAAACATCTGTAGAATTAAAAGAAATATATTTAACTCCAGGAACTT